GTCATTCAAGCATGGCGGCGCGGTGCACATGGCCGATGGTGGGGACTTAAATGATTCTCAGGTGATGGAGAATCGAACAGTAAATCCTGAGGGCACAGGTGAACTATGGGGCCCAAATGTCCCTGTTTCTCGCAGCGCAGAGGAACTGAAAGCTTATACAGAAGCCATGAACCCAGCGGTGAAGACTTTTACGGGTGGCCTTGGAATGGGCACGCGTGGGTACATTTATTCTGATCAACCGGATGTCATCAATTTAAACACTGCCTTGTCCCCCGGAGAACGAGAAATTACCACGTTGCATGAGTTGGAACACAGCATGGATGCACGGGGCGGGGACATATACGGTCGTCCCAACTTTGCAAAATTAGGTGGCATGGACAACAACTACCGTGCTTACAGCTTGATGGGCGATAGATGGGATTCAATTGAAGACACCGTAAAGAATATGGTGGACAACCGTGAAAAGTTGGAAAAATTCTTTGGCCGCCCACTGGATAACAGCTACTTTCGCAAGGATTCCTACGATAACCTAAAGAAGGTAGGAAAACAACGCGCCATGTTCAGCGAACAGTTGGCCTCGTTGTCTGCTTTAGAGCAAACCACAGGTAAATTTTTGACACAAGACCCGGAAATGCGGGAATTGTTTCCCAATTACAAAATGATGGCGGTCTACGATGCGTTGACCGGGCCCCGTCAGACCCGCATGGATGCACGCGATTTGCCTCCACATACACCTGTTCCGTCGTACACCTATATTCAAAACCCTGTAATGCGCGGGTTGACCAAGGCGTTGACAGGAGAGAATGAGTATGGGACTTCTTACAGGCCTTTCCCCATCAAACGTGCGGGCGGCGGAGAAGTAGCTATTCCAGATATTGGTGACGCGCCAGCAAGGGAAGTATTGGCTCACATGTTTGCCAATAAGGAATCTATTCCCGGCGAGGGGGACGTTACAACCGCTGGTATAAACAGAAATTTTGAAGTAGGTGGGGGTAATTTAAATATTGGCGCTGCTTTGACTGGTATGAGTCGTGAGGAAAAGCAACAATTGGCCAAGAATTTGATGGCCTCCTATACACGCAACATTGGCGATGCAACCGTTGGCGTAAGTGTCAATAAGCCTGTAGATATCCCAGCGGATGTGTACCAAGCAGCGTTAATGGGTTCTATGCCGATAGGGGAAGGCCGTGCAATGATCTCGGCTCAAGGAACACGGGTCAATGGCCAAAGCTATCCTGTCAATCAAATGATTGGATATGAACACCCAGTAGGTGGTGGGCAGTTGAGTTTTAATGCATCTCAGATCAAGGATATTCCACAGAGCAGGCAATATCAATTGCAATATCGTATGCCTCTTGGCCGTGCAGAAGGCGGCGCGGTGCACAGAGCAGATGGTTCTCCTGTTACTGGCGAGCGTCTGACTCCCCAACAAATTGAGCGGATTGCTGCTGATCAAGTTGCGCTTAACACGTACCAAGCCCCTACTGCTCGCCCGTCTACGGGCATGAATAGGCAGATAAGCTACCAAAGCGGGGAAGACACTGGCGCATTGATTCAAGGCATATCGGAGTTCCCGTACGATTTAGTAGGAGCGCCCCGCGATATTTCCAATATGATCATGGCTCCGTTTGGTTACAGCGTAGAAAACCCTGTGATGGGTTCAGCGTGGCTCAAGGAACAGGCTACCAAGGCAGGAATTCGCAAAGCTCCTCCTGAAAATCCCACGCTTAAGACGTTTTTTAACGTCGGGGAAATTGGATCGGGGCTCATGAATCCCGCAGGTGTTGTTCGTAAAGGGGTCCAAGTTACAGAGGACGTGGTAAAGGGTGCAAAAAAGGCAAAGGACATGCTAAAACAGATGCCACAGACTGCTCCTGCTGTCCCTGTTGTGCAAGCTGCCCCTACCCCTGCTGTTGCTCCTCCTCCTCCCGTTGCTCCTCCTGCTTTTCAAATTCGCCCGATGGAGCCTCCCGCTGCTCCGGTTCAGCAAGTCGAACCTTTACCTCCGCCTCCCGCAGAAGTAGCCGTGCCGCAAGAAATGCTGCCGCCTCCTCCCGCAATGACAGCATTGCCTGAGACACCTCCAGTTGCTCCTCCAATGCAAGTGGGAGTGCCAGCAGATCGCCCATTTGTGGGCCGTTTGGATGCGTTTGTTGACACCATCAAAAATCCTGTACAGCTTGGCCAACTCAAGGGCCAGTTAAGGGGCAAATTCCGCGATTACGACCTTGAACGGGTGGAGCGTGCGTTTGCTGGCATGGATGACAAAACCAAGTTGACCCCTGATCAGATCAAACAGGCGCTGGGAGGAGTTCACTCACCCGGAAAATGGATTTCTGAAACACTGCCCCCTGAACAGGGCAAGTTTCATCAAAGCACTGACAACGTATGGGGCAAGGAGCTTGGCACAACCAATTTGTACCTTGAGCAACCTGCTGAAAGACTGGCTGCCACGAAGCTCTTGGACGAAGGCCAATCCAGTATTACCGCATTCTTAGCTAACTCTCCTTCAATGCCTACTGTGCAAAAATTAGAAGGCACTAGAAAGCTGTTGAACGATCCGCAAATAGAGCAGATTGCTGGCCCCGAGCTTGTCAACAACTTAAAATTGAAGTTTGACAAGGCAGAAAACAATATCAAGCTGATCGATGAGTTTCAAAATGAAATCCAGCAGATTGGATATGGTTTTTCCGATCCGGGGCTGTACAAAAATGCCCAAGGTATACGTCCATGGTACGAAATTAAGGATAAATATCTTAAAGATAAACAAGATGCACTACAACAACAGTTTCTACAGGAGGGATTAAGTCCGACTGCTGCCCAAATTAAGGCAAGTAATTCTATTTATCTAGGAGCAAATGCAGATATTGCTTTCCGAGAAGCAGGTGTGTACGCTTCAAAAAGAGTTCAGGAAATGGCCTTGGAACGGGCACGTTCACATGGTATTTCCGCACCCAACTTTTCGCTGATTGACTGGAACGACCCTAATTTAAGGCCCCTGTCTATTACAAACAAAGAGTTTGAGGAAAGCGTAAAAAGTGTTTTAGAGCCCTCGGTTCAAACTGTACATGAGGCGGCCAAAAATGTTCAGCGCTTTTTGGGCGATGATGTTAAAGAACTGGGCCAAAAATTGATGTCGGTTGCCGCATACAGAGGTAAGCACAAACATGTAGCTGCGGGGCCATATCCCGTTGGCTTTACCCGGTTCTCAGAGCACGAGACAACCATTCCCGGTATAGGAACATTGGAAGGACGACACTTCCATGAGTTGCAATCTGACTTGTCCAAGGACATGAGAAAGTCTGGGACCACTTCTGGCAGCCAACAAAAAGACATAGCTGAAATTGATTCATTGAACAATCAGGTAGAAAAGCTTCGTAACGAAGCTTTTACAGATCTTTCTCGTATACAGAAGGACTTTAGGGACGGAAACCTCACACAAGACCAGTACCGCCCGCTATACGAAAAAATACAAAGAACACTAGAGGAAAAGGTACAAGGTCTGGAGAAGCGCATGTACACGCTTACCGCCCGTGTTCGAGACAAAGCCCCGTATTCTCTTGAAGAGCCCTTTGCCGGATTTGAGACCAATCAAATGGTCCGCCAGCAGTTGCTCATGAAGAACGCAATTCAAGCGGCCATGCGGGATGGCAAGAGATTTGCTACTTTCCCCGGCAATGAATCAGACAAACCCCAGTTATATGCGGGCAAAGTGATGCCCAACTTGAAACAGGTAATTAAGGATTTGGGTGGAGAAAAATCTGGTTTAGAGCTTCGCCAAATTGAATTACCGCCAGATAAAAACGGCAGGCCCATTACTGCAACAGGAGTTGTTTGGTCCCCCGAAGCTGCCGCACGTATCGTTGAAAAAGGCGTACCGTTTGCAAAAGGTGGTATGGTAGAGAGACAATCGGCTGACACCCGCAGGTACTTATAAGGACACAACATGCCCATCGAAAAACGCATCACAGGCGATGATTACCCCGAAGGCGGGGCCGATATTGAAATTGAATCGCAAGAGGCTCTTGAAGATTTGCCTGATGTCGAAATCCAGTTTGACTCTGAAACCGGCGACTTGTTGGTCAACATAGGCAAGGAAGAAGACGCGGATGTGCCTTTCGATGCCAACTTGGCCGAGGTCATCGATTCAGACGTATTGGGCAAGATCAGCGCAGACTTGATGCTGTTGTTCGATGCCGATCGCTCTTCACGCAAGGATTGGGAAGACCAGTACAGCAAGGGCATCAAGCTCTTGGGCTTCACCATGGAAGAACGCACCAAGCCGTTCAAGGGCGCAAGCGGCGTGAGCCATCCTTTACTGACCGAAAGCATTGTGCAGTTTCAGTCTACTGCGCTCAAAGAACTCTTGCCTGCTGAAGGCCCCGTGCGCACACAGGTGATGGGCAAGGAAACCCGCGAGAAGCTCATGCAGGCCGACCGCGTGCGCGACTTCATGAACTACCAAATCACTTCGGTGATGGAAGAGTACACCCCTGACTTCGATCAGCTCTTGTTCTACACCGGATACGGCGGCTCAACCTTCAAGAAGGTCTACTACGACGAGAACAAGGGCCGCATGGTGAGCGCATTGGTGCTGCCAGACAACCTGTACATCCCGTACTGGGGCAGCTCTGTCATGAGCGAATGCGAACGCATCATCCACCGCGTTCCAATGACCACCAACAATTACAAGAAAGCAGTCGTGCGTGGTCAGTATTTGGATGAAGCACAGCCTCAATCCTTGAACGACAACGGCCAAAGCACGATCAAAAAGGCAGTGGACAAGGCCATGGGCATGTCCCCCAATGCCGAGGAAGAAGAGATCAGCCTGCTTGAGTTCCAGTTGGACTACGACCTGTATGGATTCGAGCACAAGGACGAAGACGGTGAAGTCACCGGCATTGCGCTGCCCTACATCATCACGTTGGACGAGAACACCGGCGATGTCGTCGGTATCCGCCGCAACTGGAAAGAGGGCGACAAGCTTTTCAAACGCAGACAGTACTACGTCCACTACCGCTTGGTCCAAGGCCCGGGAGCCTATGGCCTTGGCTTCTTGCACTTGGTCGGTAACCTGTCCAAGACCGCCACTGCTGCACTGCAACAACTGCTCGATGCTGGCACGTTGGTGAACCTGCCTGCGGGCTTCAAGGCCAAGGGCGCACGGATCATGAACGATGACGTGCCAATCCAGCCGGGTGAATGGCGCGACATGGATGCGGGCGGTATGGAACTGCAATCATCCTTGTTGCCACTGCCGTACAAGGAGCCGAGCCAAACGCTCATGGCACTGCTTGGATTTTGCGTGCAGGCTGGCCAGCGCATGGCCAGCATCTCTGACATGCAAGTTGGCGACAGCAATCAAAACGCTGCTGTGGGAACGACGATCGCTTTGCTTGAAAAAGGCAGCTCGGTCATGTCGGCCATCCACAAGCGGTTGCACTACAGCCAAAAGCTGGAGTTCCAATTGCTCGCCAAGGGCTTTGCGGAATACTTGCCCGACGAGTATCCCTACGATGTCCCCGGCGAGAGCCGCACCATCAAGAAGGCAGACTTCGATGACCGCATCGATGTGTTGCCTGTCTCTGACCCCAACATCTTCTCTGTTGCGCAGCGCATCACCATGGCGCAGACCCAGTTGCAACTGGCCCAAAGCGCACCGCAGATGCACAACATGTACGAAGCCTATCGCCGCATGTACGAAGCGATCGGTGTGCGCGATATCGATCAGATTTTGAACACACAGAACGTGGACAAGCCCAAGGACCCTGCCAGCGAAAACGCACAGGCTTTGGACGGTTCACCGCTCAAAGCATTTGCTGGCCAGCAGCACGATGCACACATCATGACGCACATCCTGTTTGGCCTGTCACCCATGATGCAGGGCATGCCAAACGTCGCTGTAAATCTGCAAAAGCACATCTTCGATCACATCCGCCTGAAGGCCGAAGAGGATACGGAAGCCGAACTGTTCAAGCAGTACGGTACCGATCCCGAAAGCATGGTCTCTGCGCTGCAACGCGAGGCGATGATTGCCATGAAAGTTGCTCAGGGCTTCCAAGAAGTCAAGAAGTTGCAGGAAGAATTGGCAGGTAATCAGGAAGACCCACTGATTGCACTTAAAAAACAAGAGCTGGAACAGTCTGCAAAGAATGATCAGGCCCAGATTGGAATGGATCAGGCCAAGTTGCAGCTTTCCCAACAAAAGGAACAGGCTGACCAACAGGAAAGCCAAGCTAAATTGATGTTGAGTGCCCAGAAAATGCAAGCAGATATGGCCAAAATGGCCAACCAAGGAGCCAAAAATGCGCAATAAGCCCAAAGTAATGCCAAAAATGGCACAGAAAACAAAGAAACGTGTGCCAAAAGCACCTCCAAGCGGCAAAAACCCGCCGGGTGTGACGTACGTTTATCGAAAAGATGCGTTCAACAAGGTAAAAATCGCGTAAGTTGTCGTATGATGTGAGTACACCCTTCGGACAGGGGCCATACTGTCTGCTTCATTGGAGTAATCCATGCTTGAATTTGCAGAAACCGTTTTATCTTCCGTTCGTCGCCTTCAAAGGGAGACGCATGAGACGATTTTGGGCGGTGGGATACGGGATATGGAGCAGTACAAGTTCCTGATGGGCCGTCTTGAGGGTTACCGGTTTGTTGAAGAGGCTGTAAAAGACCTTTTGAACAAGAATCCCAACCTTTGAGGACCAACACATGACAGGAACCACTGCACTGGAAGAACGATGGGCTCAAGAAGCGGCTGAGGAAGCCGCAGCAACGGCTGCAAGGGCCGTTGCCGATGCTGCTGCATCTGCTGAGGCCAGAAAAGACCACGAAGACCGCGTTGAGAACATCAAAGACCACCTGCCCAAGGCTACGGGTTGGCGAGTCATTGTTCTACCCTACCGTGGCGCACGCAAAACCAAGGGCGGCATCGAATTGGCCGACCAAACCCTTGAGCGTCAGCAACTCACAACGACCTGTGCCTATGTTTTGGCAGTTGGCCCCTTGGCCTACAAGGACGAACTCAAATTCCCCACCGGCCCTTGGTGCAAGGAGGGGGATTGGATCATTTTTGGCCGTTACGCGGGTGCGCGTATGGCCATTGACGGCGGCGAGATTCGGATTCTGAACGATGACGAAATCTTGGCCACGATAAAAGACCCAGAAGACATTCTGCACATGTGAGGTAACCAATGGCAACAGCAACAGTACCTGATAGTCAGTTGGAATTCGATCTCGGTGAGAACGAAGTTGCAACCGACATCTCTATCAACGAAGAAGGCAAGGCAGAGGTTCAAGAAACCCCTTCCGTAGCCGTCGAGACGCAGTCCAATCGCGAAGAGCTGGAAACCATCAGCGACAACGTGCAAAAGCGTATCTCCAAGCTCACCGCCCGCATGCGGGAGGCCGAGCGCCGGGAACAAGCTGCAATTGAGTATGCCAAGGGCCTGCAAACACAGACCCAGACGCTCCAGCAAAAGCTTGTCAACACCGACTACAGCCGCCTGAACGAGGCCAAGACCCGTCTGGAGACACAACAAGCCACTCTCAAGGCCATCATTCGCAAAGCACGCGAGGAAGGCGACATTGACACGGAAACCGAAGCGAATCAGCGTTTGACCGACCTTGTTTATGAGCAGCGTCAAGTTGCAGGATGGCTACAAGACCAGCAACAACAGGTTGAGAACTACAGGCAGGCTCCCCAGCCTCAACAGCAGGTTCCTCCGTCTCAGCAGGCCTATCAACAGCCCGCTCCTCAACAGCCTCGCCCAAGCCCACAAGCAGAAGAATGGGCCGAGCGCAATCCATGGTTTGGTCAAGACCGCGTCATGACCTATGCTGCGTGGGGTATTCATGAAACATTGGTAAGTCAAGAAGGTATTGACCCCAATTCCGATGAATACTATACTGAACTGGATCGTAGACTCGTTGAAGAGTTTCCGAACAAGTTTCAGAACCGCAGTTCTGCCCAACCAACCAGACAACAGCGTTCCGCACCCGCTGTTGCACCTGCCTCCCGTAGTTCGGGGATCAACAACGTGCGCCGTACTGTTCGGCTTTCGCCGAGTCAGGTTGCCATTGCAAAGAAACTGGGTGTTCCGATTGAGGAATACGCCAAGTACGTCAAGGAGTGAACATGAGCGAAAAAATTACCATCGATAGAGCTTCCCGCACAGCGGTAACCCGTGAAAAGGAAGAGCGTCGCAAGCCATGGAAACCACCTTCACGCTTGGATACACCACCGCCCCCTGAAGGCTATGGATATCGTTGGATTCGTGCAGAAGTCAACGGTTTCATCGATAAGCAAAACGTCTATAGCAGTTTGCGCGAAGGTTATGAACTCGTGCGACTGGAAGAACTCCCTGAGGAGTATCGCGACATGTTGCCAACCATTGAGGAAGGTAAACATGCCGGAGTGGTTTCGGTTGGGGGCTTGCTCCTTGCCAAAATCCCTAAAGAGACTGCCGAAGAGAGAAATGCTTATTTCCGACAAAGGGCCCGTGACCAGATGACAGCAGTGGATAATGAGATGATGCGAGAAAACGCTCACTCTACAATGCGCATTGAGAACCCCGAGAGAAGTTCAAGGACGACTTTCGGACCCCGGGCGTAATCCCGGTATCCACAACCTTTTAGGAGCTTCAAATGGCAAATACCAATAAGCCTTTTGGACTGCGTCCGCTTGGTAACTTGTCTGCTACTGGTGCCCAGAAGCAGTACGGTTATCAAATCGCTGACAACCAGTCCGGAGCCATCTATCAAGGCGACCTCGTTGTCGTCTATGATGGTTACATCATCAAGTACGACGCTTCCACACATGCTGCCCCCACAGGCGTATTCAATGGTTGCCAGTACAACGACCCAACTCGCGCCAACAAGCCGACTTGGAAAAACTACTACCCCGGTAGCGTGGACATCACCACTGGTGTTATCGAATGTGAAGTCATCGATGATCCCAACCAGTTGTTCTTGGTCCAAGCTGATGGCGCAGTGACTCAGGCCAATATTGGCAAGAACGCTGATCCAACAGCCTCTACCACAGGAAGCACCACCACTGGTATTTCCAACGGTAGCCTCAGTTCCGCTTCAATCGCAAAGACCGCTGCATTGACTATGAAGATTGTGGGCTTGTCCGCAACTCCTGACAATGCATTAGGCACTTATGCACAAGTGGTTGTGAAACTTAATCAACACCAGTACGGTAGCGTCGGTGTTGCCTCTGACGGAGCTTAATCATGGCAATTACACGTTCACAACTCGTTAAGGAACTCGAGCCCGGTCTGAATGCCTTGTTTGGCATGGAATACAACCGCTATGAGAACGAACACGAAGAGATTTTCGACATCGAAACCTCTGACCGTGCGTTTGAAGAAGAGGTGATGTTGACCGGTTTTGGCACTGCTCCAGTGAAGACTGAAGGTGCTGGTGTTCAGTACGATACCGCTTTGGAATCGTTCACTGCTCGCTACACCCACGAAACCATCGCCATGGCGTTTGCGTTGACCGAAGAAGCTGTCGAAGATAACCTCTACGATCGTCTCTCTGGCCGCTACACCAAGGCATTGGCTCGTTCCATGTCTCAAACCAAGCAGGTCAAGGGCGCAAACGTCCTGAACAATGCTTTCACTGGCGGCGCATATGCTGGCGGCGACGGTGTTGCTCTGTGTGCGACCAACCACCCCACAGCTTTGGGCCCCAACTTCGCCAATACGCCTGCAACACAGGCTGACTTGAACGAAACCTCCTTGGAGCAAGGCATCATCGACATCGCAGCGTTCACTGACGAACGTGGCTTGAAGGTCGCTCTGACTGCCCGCAAGATGATCGTACCTAAGGAACTTCAGTTCACCGCTGAACGCCTGATGAAGTCGACTCTGCGCACTGCAACCGCTGACAACGATATCAACGCGATCAAGTCCATGGGCTTGATTCCCGAAGGTTACGCTGTCAACCACTTCTTGACTGATACAAACGCTTGGTTCTTGATTACCGATGCGCCAAACGGCTTGAAGATGTTCCAACGCTCACCAATCAAGACTGCCTTTGAAGGCGACTTTGACACTGGTAACGTGCGTTACAAGGCTCGCGAGCGTTACAGCTTCGGCTGGTCTGACCCACGCGGCATCTACGGCTCTTCAGGTTCGACCTGATGAGACGATGAAAAAGGGGCCTTGTGCCCCTTTTTCTTTTGGTGTATATTGGACACATTCCGGGTTTTCCGGTGTATCTGACAGTCCCGGCTGACGACATGCAGACAGATACGCTACCACTCGCATGTGAGGACACATCATGGCAAATACCACATTCAACGGGCCAGTTCGTTCCGAGAACGGCTTTCAATCAATCACCAAAAACGCCACCACTGGCGCAGTAACTGTCACTGGTACGTTTGGCGCTTCCACCAGCGTCACCGATTTGACAACTACCAATCTGGTCTTCACTGATCAAAACCACCCTACTAAAGCCGCGATTAACGCAACAGCTACAGCTACCGCAGCACAAGTTGCAACGGGCTACATCACTTCCACTTCAGCATCCCCCACAACCATCACTTTGCCTACAGGCACCTTGCTTGGCGCTGCTGTTAGCGCTACCCAAGGTACCGTGTTGGACCTGTACGTTGACAACACCGCTGGTGCAAGCACAGTGACTATTGCTGTTGCTACCAACGGCATCTTGTCTTCGGCTGCTGCTGACACCGCTGGTAGTTTTGGCGACTTGACTATTGCTGCTGGCGCAACGGGCCTTGCTCGTTTCACCATCATGTTCTCCAGCGCAACCGCTTACGTGTTCACCCGTACAGCTTAATAGGAGCTCATCATGGGCTTTCAATATGACGTAAAAGCGAAAACGGTGACCGCTACCGGTGCTTCCGGTATCGGTACTCCACGTGCTCGCATCAAGGCGGTGTATGCCTTACTGGGCGCTTCTGCGGGATCGGTATCCTTTAAGGATGGCGGCTCCGGTGAAACAGAACTTCTCAAGTTTGACACCCCCACAAGTTCCGCCACGGGGTACATGTATGTCCTCATTCCAAACGATGGTGTACGGTTTGAAGCGGACCCCTATATCACTCTCACGAACGTGACTTCCGTCACGTTTTTCTACGGATAAGGAGCCCACCATGGGACGTGCAGCAAAAATGGCAGATGATCAGTACCAAGGCGAAGTTCAGCCGGGTGCACAGAAGCAGGACATGAGCAAAGGTGGACCAAAACAGGTTGCTCGCAAGAGTGGCCCTAAGCCCTCTAGTTCATTCTCTCCACGCGGCGTGGGCATGGCCCGCAACAAACCTTGCAAGATGTACTAAGGGGAAGACCATGGGACTTGGACGTTTTCTTAAAAAGACCGTGAATGATGTGGGCAAGACCGTAGGAAAAGCCTTTGGTACTAAGGGCCGTGGAGTTTCCCATAATGCTCCTATGGAAAGAATAATAGCCACCGCTTCTGAAGCGGGAAGGGGCGTTGCTCAGGCGCAAAACCCTACGGATGTGGCGCAGAGAATGGGCCAAGTACTTGGCCGATCCTTCAAAAAAGGGGGCTCGGTCTCCTCTGGCCGTGGCGATGGTATTGCTATTCGCGGCAAAACCAAGTGCAAGATGTACTGAAATGGCCAAAACACCTGCTTGGCAGAGGAAAGAGGGCAAGAGCCCGACCGGTGGTTTAAATGCCAAGGGTCGGGCTTCTGCCAAAAAGCAGGGCATGAACCTGAAGCCCCCTCAGCCAGAAGGCGGAGCCAGAAAGAAATCGTTTTGTGCCCGCATGGAAGGCATGAAAAGCAAACTGACAAGCGAGAAGACCGCAAAAGACCCGGATAGCCGGATCAACAAGAGTCTCAAGAAATGGAAATGCTAAATGGACATGAACTCAATTTGGTCAGCCGCGCTATCCGTCCTGTTGGGCGGATTGTGGTTCTTCATTCGTGAAAAATTTGACGAATTGAAGCGGTTAGACATCCTGCTCAACAAAACCCGTGAAGAGAATCATCGGGATTTTGTCACCAAGTCTGAGGTGCAGCGCATCACAGATCACATCGACCAGCGATTCAACAAGTTGGAAGAGAAAATTGACCGACTTCTTCAGACAAAGGCCGCATAATGCCAGCAAAATCCGTAAAACAAAAACGATTGATGGATGCGGCAGCGCACAATCCGGCATTTGCAAAGAAAGTAGGCATCCCACAGTCCGTGGCGATGGATTTTAGTAAGGCCAGCAAGGGCAAAAAGTTTCAAAAAGGTGGGGAACCCATGAAAAAATCAGCAAAAGCAATGCCTTTTAAGGGCATCGAAACAGTGATGGAAGAAAAAGCCGAAAAGAAGGCTGCTAAAAAATATTCCCACGGTGGCGCAGCAATGCGTGGCCAAGGTATTGCCAAGCGAGGCTTTGCCAAAGGCGGCACGGTTGGTGGCGGCAGCTCTCAGGAAGTTCAAGTGCGTGGCGTTGGTGCTGCGCGTGCCCGTACAGCCAAAATTTGCTAATCCATGACCACTTCAGGCGTAGCCAACTTTGATCTTCAGTTTGATGATCTGATTGCCGAAGCGTACGAACGCTGCGGCATAGAGGTCAGGGCTGGCTACGACATGAAAACGGCCTTGCGGTCGCTCAACATCATTTTTGCTGAGTGGGCCAATCGTGGATTGAATCTTTGGACGATTGAGCAGCGCCAGCAGGTTTTGACGGCAGGTGTGTATGAGTACAACCTGCCCAGCGACACCATCAATGCCTTGTCAGCGGTGATCCGGACGAATGCGGGCCTGTCTACACAGCAGGACATCACCATTGACCGCATCAGTCGTGCGGAATGGCTCCACATCCCCAACAAAAATACCCAGTCCAGACCCGCTCAATACTACGTACAGCGGTCGGTTCCGACCACGGTGTACCTGTACCCCTCCCCTGACGATACACAGACGTGGACGTTTGTGTATTACGCCATCAGACGGATTGAAAACGCAAATAACTATACGGAGACGGCTGACATCGTCTTCCGTTTTTTGCCCGCTTTGGTTGCCGCTTTGGCATTCCACTTGTCGGTCAAAAAGGCACCAGACCGGATGATTGCTTTGAAGCAGTTGTACGAAGAAGAATTTGCTCGGGCGGCAGCCGAAGATCGAGACACCGCCAGCGTCTTTTTGACACCAACCTATACGGCGAGCTAAGCATGGGTGCGGGCTACGCTTCAGGCAAGTTCGCAATTGCACTGTGTGACCAGTGTGGTCAGCGGTACAAGCTGCTTGCTTTGATCAAGGATTGGAAAGGCTTTAAGGTTTGCATTGAGTGCTATGAGCCAAAGCATCCACAGTTGGAGCCAAAGCGAAATATCACTGAGCCACAGGCCTTATATCAGCCTCGCCCTGAGTCGAGGCTGTATGTCACGGTGTATGTAGGCTTGACGGCGGACTCTTCATTTGCGAGCATTGGCATGCAACCGATGCCGTATTCCAAGCAATTGGTGGCAGCGGGAGTGCTGTCACCTGTAACCACGTCAATCACATGAACTACGCTGAACTCACTGCTGCCATTGAAGACTACACTCAGAATACGTTCACGTCAACGGAGCTTTCCCTTTTTGTTAAGCAGGCCGAGCAACGCATCTACAACATGGTGCAGTTGGCCAATTTGCGACGAAACCAGACCGGAACAATCACTTCGGGCAATAAATACTTATCTGCCCCAGATGACTTCTTGTCCACCTATTCTTTAGCGGTATACACCTACGCCACCCCAACCGCCACAGGTACATCGGGCGCATTTACGATTACCGTGAGCAGTGCGTCAGATATTGCGGTGGGGCAGCAGGTATCTGGGTCGGGAATTGGGTCAGGAGCCTTGGTTTCTTTGATCAACGGCACAACAATCACTCTGTCTGTAGCCAATAGCGGCTCTGTTTCAGGCACGATAATCTTTCAGGGCGACTACCTGTATTTGCTGGACAAGGATGTCAACTTCATTCGTGAGGTGTACCCCAATCCAAACAGCAAGGCTGAGCCGAAGTATTACGCCATATTTGGTCCCCAGTCTGGCGACGTAAATGAATTGTCTTTTATTTTGGGTCCCACACCAGACCAGACATATAAGGTTGAACTGCACTACTATTACTATCCAATATCCATCGTGGATGCAGGAACCTCTTGGTTGGGAGAAAACTTTGATTCTGTGCTTTTGTATGGCTCTTTAGTGGAGGCATATACTTTCATGAAGGGTGAGCAGGATTTGATGGCACTCTATGACACCAAATACAAAGAAGCATTGGCGCTTCTGAAGAACTTGGGTGATGGCAAACAACGGGCCGACACTTATCGGGATGGCCAAGTCAAAGTTAGGGTGCAGTAATGATCACAGCAGGCCTCACAACCAGTTTTAAAAGGGAAGTCCTGTTGGGCATACACGACCTAGACACCGACGTCCTCAAGATTGCGCTGTACACCTCCAGTGCCGATTTGGGCCCAGATACGGCAATATATTCAACAACCAATGAAGTATCTGGCACGGGCTACACGGCAGGAGGAGAAGTCTTGCTCAATGTTGTTGTGCAGCAAGGAAATGGCACCGGGTATGCCACATTTGATGACCCCTCATGGCCGGGCGCAAACTTCACAACGCGGGGCGCGTTGATCTACAACTACACTAAGGGAAACAAGTCAATTGGCGTGTTTAACTTTGGCACTGATCAGACGATGGCAAATCAGGGTTTCACCATCCAGTTGCCAGCGGATAATCCAGAAACCGCAGTCATTCGAATTATTTAAGGGGAACACATGCTAGTAACCACAACCAAAGGCGAAATGGATGATTCTCTGCTTGTAAAGCAAGAGGGTACAGTAGATAATGACAACGAACTCACCACATGGGTTGAGTACTGGTTGGACGGAGAACTTGTCCACCGTTCCGCGCATGTAACTTTGAAAAAGCCACCTGCGTTTGTTGGTGGTGAGGCAGCTTCTTTTTAAGGAAATATCATGGCAAACACTCAATCAATGTGCACCTCTTTTCTGGGTGAGGTTCTTACCGCCACTCATAACTTTGGCACAGCACCCATTCGCGCCGCAACTACAGCCGACACCTTTAAAGGTGCGTTGTATTTAACCTCTGCCACGATTGACGCAGCCACCACTGTGTATTCTTCGACAGGTGAAGTGACGGGTACGGGCTATTCTGCCGGGGGCGTGACTGTGACCAACGCAACTGCTCCTACTGCCACCAACGCATCAGCCACTGCTGGCGTAGCCTACTGGACACCTTCTGCCAGTTTGACATACACAACAGTGACTTTGACCACAGCGTTTGATGCGGTGTTGATTTACAACTCGTCGCAAAGCAACAAGGCAGTGAGTGTCCACACGTTTGGTTCACAAACCATATCGGCGGGCACTTTCACTTTGACAATGCCTGCAAACACAACTTCCACAGCACTGTTGCGTCTGGCTACAACCTAAGCGGAGGCGGCGTAGGCCGTAAACCATGTTTGGTATATCCGCATACGCTCAGTCGCCGTACGCCGCTCTTGGCGAAAATACAGTCGTCGTAGCCCTGACGGGTGTATCTGCGTCTGGAAATGTTGGAAGCGTTGCGGAAACCAGCACAGTTGCCCTGTCCGGTGTCTTAGCTACGGGCAGTGTTGGGACTGTAAGTGTTGACGCTAGACAAATTGCCCTGACAGGGGTTTCGGCCACAGGCAGTGTTGGAACGGTTGTACAGAGTATTTCTGTTGCCCTGACGGGCGTTTTGTGCCACCCAGAGGTTGGAGGTGTAGACGAGAACAACACCCCAGAGATACAAGAAGTCCATGCCAACGGTTACGTAGGTACACCAACGGCAACGCTGACCATTGCGCTATTGGGCGTGACGGCTTCTGGTGCGGTTGGGGCTGTAACCCAAAACCCAACTGTTGCACTTTCAGGTGTTCAAGCTTCCGGTGCTGTCGGGACAATGCTCTACAACGAGTCGGATGCAACAACCGGCGATGTAGCAATAGGTTCAGTTGGGACGCTGGGTGTAGCCACCTCTGTTGCTTTAAGTGGTGTGGCGGCTACCGGGGCGGTTGGGTCTGTTACACCAAGCCGATCAGTTGCTCTGACAGGAGTCGGGGCTTCTGGAGCGGTTGGGGCAGTTGATTTTGGCCAGACTAGTGAACTGATAGGCGATGTTGCGGCTGGATTAGTTGGAACGGTAAAACCTGTTCTTTCTGTTGCTTTGACAGGTGTTCAGGCTTCTGGAGCAGTTGGAACAATCGGTTTCACCAAAACGGCTGCCCTGACGAGTGTTACGGCGGCAGGAAATGTTGGAACAGTTGTTTACAGCATAAACAAGGCATTGACCGGTGTTTCAGCATCAGGCGCAGTTGGTAATGTCGAATTTGTTCAGGTTGCCGATCTAACCGGAGACGTTGCCACAGGCTCCGTAGGCTCGGTTGGTAAATCCGTTTTGGTCGCCCTGTCTGGGGTTCAGGCTTCAGGCGCGGTCGGGACGGTAATTGCAATCTATTGGGAACAGATAGATGACAGCCAGACCGCAAACTGGCAAAATGTCAGCAATTCTCAAACTGCTGATTGGACGTTGATAGACAATTCAGAGACTGCTGATTGGACGTTGATTAAGACGGATTAAGGACACACATGGCTTTTGTACTTGCAGACCGAGTTAAAGAGACGACCACCACGGCGGGTACGGGAACAGTGACTCTGCTTGGTGCATCGACTGGGTATCAGTCTTTTTCAGCCATCGGTAATGGAAACACCACTTATTACACCATTGCTGGTCAGACCGGATCAGAGTGGGAAGTTGGGATTGGTACATACACCTCATCCGGCACAACGCTTGCCAGAACCACGGTAATTTCATCCAGCAACGCAGGCGCACTGGTCAACTTCAGTGCGGGTACAAAAGATGTGTTTGTCACCTATCCCGCAGAATTTACAGCTAACGCTATTGGTGGCGGGGTTGGCGCGGTGCTTCTGAATGCGGACACCGCAACTGCAAGTGGAACGATTGCCACAGGCCAGAATGGTTTCACTGTTGGCCCACTTACTATTGCGAGCGGCGTGACCATCACCATTGCATCAGGACAAAGGCACGTAATCATATGAGTACGATCAAGTCATCCACCACGTTAACCACCGCGTATTCGGTAGAAGCGGATACAACAGGGGCGCTTGTCATTCAGACAGGTGCTACGCCGACTACGGCGGTAACAGTAAGTGCTGCTCAGGTTGTTACGTTGGCGCAGCCACTTCCAGTGGCTTCTGGCGGTACAGGGTCAACAACAGGTGTAACTGCCGCAGCCGTGTCCGACCAAAACAATACATCAACTGGGTATTTTGATTTACCTACTGGCACAACTGCACAACGCCCCGGCAGTCCAGTTGCCGGAATGATGCGTTACAACACAACCGAATCAAAGTACGAGGTGTATAGCGGAACATTATGGCAGCCTATAACAACCTCTAATTACCCATATAACGTTGAATATCTTGTGGTAGCTGGCGGTGGTGGTGGCGGTGGCGTTGTTTCTTCAGGCGAGAAAGGCGGTGGTGGTGGCGGAGCAGGCGGTTATAAATCCGCTTCTGGATTTACACTTACACCGGGGACTACATATACAGTTACTGTAGGTGCAGGGGGAGGCGGAGGAGCTGGCGGAACTAGCAATCAAGGTTCTACTGGGTCAAATTCTGTTTTTTCAACCGTAACCTCCACTGGTGGTGGTGGTGGTGGTGCTGGCTATAGCTTCTCAGGCCCCGGCGGCACTCGAGATGGTCTTGCTGGTGGATCGGGCGGCGGTGCTGGCGGCGGT